CATTCAACGGTTGAGCCGTCCGAAGTCGAAAAATACACGATGATGTGGGACAACCCGGATTACCGGCGGGTGTCCCCTGGCGCTCAGAAGGTCCACGACATCGCTTGTTGGTTGCCTCGCAATGCATCTGTGCTCGACATCGGATGCGGCACGGGTCGCGCCTCGGTGTACCTGGCAGAGCGGGGCTACAACCCGACGCTGATGGACTTCGCGGACAACTGCCGCGATCCAGAGGCGCTGAGTTTTCCGTTCATCCTTCACGACATCAGCCAGCCGTTCAACGTCTCATGGCGCTATGGCATCTGCTGCGACGTGATGGAGCACATCCCGCCGGAACAGGTTGAGACGGTCTTAAACAACATCGCAACGGCGTGTGCCGACGTGTTCTTTCGTATCGAGTTTGAGCCGGACTACTTCGGCCCAGCAACACTTGGACGCCCGCTCCATCTGAGCGTTCATGATGAAGTCTGGTGGTCTGAGGAGTTATCGAAATTCTGGCCCGTCGTTGACTACAAGGGCGACGGCATCTTCATCGTAAGGAGAGACTGAAATGGCAACCTGCACCGTCTACAAAGGCCCGATTGCACTTGGCTCTGGCACGGCAACCAGCGGCTCGGCAACGATTTCCAGTTACACCAGCACTGATGCTAGGTCCGAGGGACGTATGAACGTCACCGTGGCGATCACGTCTTCAACCCATACTGGCTCAACATTCCGTACCCGAGTAATCACCGACAACGGCACGTCACTGGTGCTCGCAGATGCATCACCGTTCGCAACCTAAAGGGGATAAATAATGGATCAATCAGCAATCAGTCAGCTTGAAATTCCGTCACGGCTGCGCGCCGAGTTCTACTTTGACGAAGATCACAACCGCGAGCTTTGCAAAATCTGGGTGGTCGGAAACACGTCGAACATCTTGAAGAAAGTCACGCCCGAGGTCATCGCGCAGTTTCCCCGCGAGTGGGAAGTCTACCAGAAGACCAAAGGCGAAAAGCCGGATGAAGCAATTGAAGGCACGCCACTGCGTGAAATCCCCGGCGTGTCACGCGATGCAGCGGCTGTGCTGCGTTACAAAGCAGTTCGCACCGTCGAAGAGTTTGCCGGGCTCGATGAGCAAACGGTCAGAGACTTTGGCCCTGGCTTCCTGGAGTTCTGGCGCTCGGCCAAGAACCTTCTGGCCGCTCGTGAAGCGGACGAACTCCGCGCCATGCTCGCCGAGATGCAGGCCAAGAAACGCGGCCCCGGACGCCCTCGCAAGGACGAGAGCGAGACGGATCAGGTCGAATTCCCTGATAACGCTGCTTAAGGAGAACGCGGCATGTCGCTTCTATCGATGATCCAAGATGTCACCGACCAGGTCGGCCTGCCGCGTCCCACCGCTGTGATCGGCACGTCCGACACGCAAATCCGTCAGCTCCTCGCCCTTGCTAACCAGGAAGGCCGAGAGCTGGCGAGACGTGGCTACTGGCAGGATTTGACCAAAGAGCAGACGATTACCACAACGGCAACGGAAGAGCAGTCCAACGCGCTACCAAGCGACTTTGATCGCATGATTGAGGGATCGTTCTGGAACCGGACGCAGAGCCGCAAGGTTGCAGGCCCAATTGATCCGCAACGCTGGCAAGCGCTCAAGACCAATCTGTTCAATTCCGTCTGGGATTCGTTCCGAATACGGGGCGATGCGATCCTGTGTTATCCGACGCCGACAGCGAGCGAAACATGGGCGTTTGAATATATCTCGAAGAACTGGCTTACCAACGCAGCCGGAGATACCGAATACGCCGCCTGGCAGTCCGACGACGATGTCGGCAAACTTTGCGAAAACCTGATGGGTATGGGTGTGCGGTGGCGGTTTCTCAAAGCCAAGGGCATGGACTACTCGGAAGCCTTCCGCACTTACGAGATGGATTTGCAAGCCCGCCTGTCGAACGATGGTGCGATGCGCATTCTTGACCTTGGCATGGATCAAGGCGGGTCGGCGGTGTTTGATCCCTTCACTCCGGAGGGTAGCTGGACGATATGAGCAACACGCCTCCACAGCGCACCGCGAACATGGTTCATTTCCCTAATAAGGATGAGACGGACCCGAACGCGCTTGATGAGTATCTTGATGCTCTTGTTGCTGGCACCGGTTCTGTTCAAATCACCGGCACGCCGGCGGATGATCAGGTGGCTGTTTGGACATCTGCGACAAACATAGAGGGAACTTCTGGGCTCACCTACGACGGCAGCGCGCTTGGCGTTACCGGAAACATCACAGTTAGCGGAACTGTGGATGGCAAAGATGTTTCTGCACTTCCAGACGGCAGCGGCGCCGCCAATCAAGTTACGTTTTGGTCAGATAGCGACACGATCACGGGAGATAGCGGCCTCACCTACGACGGCAGCGTTCTTCAAGTGGGCTCCGGCGATAGCGGTGCTACAATCGATTCAGGCGCTGACAACTTCCAGATCAAGACCAGCGCCACAGCCGACATCGGAATGACGATCAGCGATGGTGGAACTGCAAGCCGACACACGATTGAGATGAGGGCATCCGATGATGCGTATGGGTTTTGGCTAACGGAACACGATGCGACCAATACAAATGATTATGGCGTTAGAATAGGATACAATGACGCCACAGATGAAATGTCATATGAGATAGATTTCGACAGAGGTGAAGGAGCTCATCAGTTTTTCAGTAAAACTATCAGCCCATCTGGCGGAGCATCTGCAAACAGAGACGCCGACGCTGACGATATCGAAATATTTCACGGCAAATCCATCGGCGGAATGACATTTTTTGCTGGTACAAATGGCGCGACACAAATTGGATGGGGTGATTTAACCGACGCCAATCATGGTTATATGGTCTATTCCATGAGCACTGGGCGGTTGAGTTTTGGATTAAATGCTCTTGGTTCAGTTGCAAGACTTCAGGGGGCTAATTCTGGGGCGTCTTTAAAGCTAAAAGAAATGAGCGCGGCGGCGTCTGACGACTCAACTTTTGGCCAATTCTGGGTCAGGAACGACACGCCAAATACCCCGATGTTCACCGATGACGGCGGCGGCGATTGGCGGATTGTAAAATCCAACAGGACCGCTCTCGTTGAGGCAACAGACCTAGGAGATGACGACAATACTTATGCTCTAGTCCGTCTGTACGGAGGCGGGGCTGGAGACAACGGCGCTGTTCTTCGCCTATACAACGCATCTGATCATGATGGCACCGTTGAGTATTGGCAATTAGGACCAAACAACGCCGACGCAAACGGCGGCTTTATGATTTCGGCTGGAAACACAACGCCTCGCCTTACAATCGACGAAACGTCTGGTGACGTGACCATTCTTCAGAACCTATCCGTTAATGGTGGCATCCAGGGCGGCACCTGGACTGAACACGGCGACAACCCGAAAGCAACGACTTCCGGCACTACGGCGAACTGGACCGGCATTCCCTCCTGGGTCAAACAAATCGTGATATCATTTGTCGGCGTTTCAACTAATGGCACGTCGCCTTGGATCATTCAGCTCGGCGATAGCGGCGGACTAGAGACAACTGGCTATACGGCTCGTGTTCGCGGGACGGGGACAAGTACAAACGCAACGACCGGCTTTATCCTTACAACCGCGAACCATGCAGCGGATGACGTAGCGTATGGCGAGGTTACCCTTAATCGCGTTAATGACGGGCTTGGATGGACGTACAGTTCCAACCTTGTCGGCAACTCCAGACTGTTCATCGGTGGCGGGTACAAGGCAACGAGCGCCACGATGGACAGGTTCACACTAACAACAGTCGGGGGTGCCAACACCTTCGACGCGGGCTCTGTCTCGGCGAGGTATTCCTGATGCTCATGCGCGCCCCATTGAAGCCGAACCGGGCCAGGGCCAAGGTCGTCGGCCAAGCCACCGTGCCGGCGCCGGTCGGCGGGTGGGATGCGGAAAGTCCGCTCGCGGCTATGCCCAAGGACCACGCTGTCACGTTGGAAAACTGGTTCCCGCGTCCCGGCTACGTCGAGGTGCGCCGTGGCCACCAGTATCATGCCTGGGACGCCGGCACGACGCAGATCGAGACTCTGATGGTCTGGCAAGGGCGCACAAGCTCCAAGCTGTTCGCCGCCGAAACCGATACGATCTACGACGTGACGACCAAGGGCCAAGCCACATCGTCTCTCAGCAGCTTGACGGACCCCTACTGGCAGTGGGTCAATTTCACGAACTCGGGCGCCGATTATCTCTACATCGTCAATGGTGCGGACGCGCCGAGGCACTACAACGGCACGTCATGGGCCACGCCGTCGATTACCGGCATCACGCCAACCGATTGCGTGCACATCAACGTCCATAAGAAGCGAATTTGGTTCACGCTGAAGGACAGCACAGCGGCGGCGTATCTCGCTACAGATGCTATCTCAGGCGCCGCCACGACGTTCGAATTGGGATCGAACTTCGATCGTGGCGGCTACCTGATGGCGATGGCA